AAAAAATTCTTCAACTTTTTCTCATTAAAATCAATCCTTTTGATTAACTATTTATTAAGAAAAGTAATTGGGAATGACTTTATAAGTCTACTCAATAGGGGTTAGTTATGAACCCAGAAGTTATAGTAATATAGCTTCAAATGATTCCATTTAGAATAATAAAGAATTTAGTTATTCTTTGATGATTTTATATGAAGTTGATATAATCAATAACCATTTTTCAATTTCTCCTCTACTTTGTTGCAATATTGAAATTGTAATGAATTAATTAAATTCATTGATCTTACTAAATGCATATCATCTTGTTTAAAAGCTTCATCATGCACCATATTAATCAAATTACATAAATGTTTATATTTCAATTTGTATTTAGTTTTTTCAACCTCAAGTTGTTTAATTGCAACCTGAGTCTGATAATCTAATGAATCAATGTCTTGCATTTAAACTTCTAATACTGCTTTCTTATTAAAATGATCAATTGAATCATAATCAACATAACCTAAACTATTTTCCATAATTTTTACTCCATTATATTCAAATGATTTAGTTTGATGGGTATGTCCATAGATCCATGCTACTGGATTAACTTTATCAATTAATTGTGATAAATCACTTGTATAAGCTGAATTACTATTGCTACTTCTATAACAGTCTGCAATACAATCTGGATGACAACCATGATGTGTCATTATAACTTTTTTAACAGGTATTCTAGTGATTTTCATATTATCACTTTCTTTATTAAAAATAGTTTTAATGGTTGTATATTCAAGCATTGAAAGTGATTGATATGTTTTAAGATGTTCGAAGATAGTATGACCAGGGTTGAGTTTTTCATTTGAGTTATAATTACACATATAGTAATCATTCATATGACTCCAAACTACTGAAAATTCTTCTGGTTTAATATAACTCCAAAGAGTTGCTCCATACACTCTTACAATAAAATCTTTATCATCTAAATCAACAAAATTATTATTTATTAGAGTCACATTATTATGTATTTGAACCTTGTCTATTGTAGGTTGATACATATTAAAAGCATTGAGGATATAAAGTGGAAACCCTCCATAATATTCATGATTACCTGGAATAAGTATAGTTTGTTTCCAATTATCACGACAAAATTTTAAAAAATCATCACAGTATTTTTCATAGATACTATTATCTCTTTTGTCTGTCAAATAACCTGTGTCTCCTGCAATAAGAAGATAATCAGCTTGTGGTTTAATATGCTTTTTTACCCAAGTCTTGTTCTCAGGGAACTCTAAATGTAAATCTGATAAATATTGTAGTGTCATTTTTCTAAAATTGTAATTACTAAATCTATTATTTCTTGTGTTGTATTTTGTAGTTTTAACAATCGCTATCCACGGAAAATTAAAAAAGCTACAATTTAAATTGTAGCTTTTAACGTGTTTAAATTTTAATTATAATCATACGTTGGACAATATATATCCGTAATAAGTCGTTCATCACGAACAACATCTGGATCCAAATATCCAAAACCTTCATCACCCCATAACTTACCCCAACTATTAGCAAATTCAATATATTGTTTGCCTTTAATTGTTTTAAGACCGGTTAAGCAAATAGCATGATAGCCATTCATCTGTTCATTTGATGGTGAAATAATTCCAGTATATTTATCAATTGCATCGTTGTATACACACCAACATGCAAATACAGGTAATCTTTCAACGGATAATGCATATTTTACTTCATTCAAATTATTTGAAATTCTGAAGTATTTTTTAATTTTAAACGCATCATTTAAATCATATTCACCTGGTTTGCTTTCTGGCGATGACATATTATTACTATACACACCATATATACGAAGAGCATTCATCAAACATCTCATATATGCACCACCATCTCTATTTTCAATGTTTGACTCTTTTCTTGCCCAGTAATATACCCACCAAGGATTAATATTCCATTGACCAATATTATCACCATTAATTCTATTAAGCAATACATTCATTGCATAATATGCACTGTGACCAGTGCAAGAATTTGTAGAACCTTGATTTTTTATATCACCAATAAATGATTTTAATGAACAGTCATTAAAACTAGTTGGCAATGCATGAGTAGATGTAGTAGAAATAGTAGATTCTGAAACACCTGATAAATGATCAATATATTTATAATCACGACTATCAGGAATATCAGGACCAATCACACCAGTACCACCAACTACAATATCACCTTGTTCGTTGTATACCATTATTCTTTATACTCCCATTTTAGATTGTTAAATGCCTGTTTAATCTCATCTTTTGTATATTTTGAAGTAATTGATTCAGGTAGTTTTTCTTTATATTCAGGATGATTCAAACATTCAAACTGAATTGTTTGAATGTTCTGCATTTTTCTTAATTGCAAATTTGCACTTGCATTAGCTGTAGCTTCACCACCATAATACACACTATCACAACTACATACTATAAATAAGCACGCAATTGCAAATATTAAAATAGTAATTTTTTTAATCATGTTTATTCCTTAAAATACCAAATATTCTACGTTCATTTAAGAACATACCCTTTTTAACTTTACCATAGTTTTCAACTTCTACATTTGTAATGAGAATGCCTTTATCATTTGGAAACAACACAATGTCATTAGCTTTACAAAGTTCTACTCCCTGCCCGGTGAGAATAACTTTGCCTTTTCTCCAGAGATTTTTAACCACAGCTCCAGGTAGCACTAACCCATTGCGTTCCACCTCAGCATTTTCATTTTCATCTAAATATTCAACAAGAATAATATCATCAAACAATTTCGACAACACACAATCATCAAGATTCATTTGTGTATTCGTGTAATCTGATACATCTACAAGACTTCTTGTTCCAGCTATTGTTGTTATATCGTTTTCTTCAGTCATTTTTCAATTTCTTTTGCAAAATTAATTAAATTATTTACTTCTTTAATAGATAGTTCTTTGTTATATGCTATACATTTTATTTTATCTTGCAGTTCTTGCTCTTTTTTTGTAAGAGTGTCGGTGTTTTTTGCAGATTTTTTAATATATGCTATTTTTTTGTATCGTAACTTAGGTATAATTGTATGAAATAATCTATACAATTCCATTGGTGTTAAATTAATTTTATTATTTTCATTTAACATAAAATTAATGTATTCACACATTTCTGGTGAATACATTGATGCATATCTATTTATTAAAAATGGTGCAAATAATTTCAAATCATCTTCGTTAGGCATTTGTTTTTTTTTATAAAACAACACCTCATTAATCATTTGAAATGTGTTATCCATTAAATTGTAGTCAATTTAGATGTTGCTAGAGTAATATCATCTACCATTTGGTAAAACAAATCAATAACTCCTTTCATAAATTGGTCACACTGTTCATCTGTCATTTTAGTTGAATATGCAAAACCAGGAGCTTGTTTACCAGCATTAATATTAATAGCAGTATGTGACATTGCAAATCCATTTCTAGAATAAGCAATACTTACTGATGCTTTTCCTTTATCATGCAATTTGCCATCAGAACCTTCAAATTCTTCCAACACCATAATATCATCACCATCAACCATAATAGGTTTTTGAATAATTTGATAAAGCTTATTAGCAATTTGTGTGTTAAATAATCTTTGAAATGCAACTGCACCAAATGCATCTAGATGTGGAATTTGCCAACAAAAATTAATTGCATCTTCTGAATAAATGTAATCTTTTGCTAACATATCTTCTAAATCAATCATACCTTCAGCTTCAACTTCCATTGGAGCTCTAAAAGCAATAATATTACCAATTGGTAATGTTTTTGACCTAAAGAATGAATAGGCAAATGGTTTATGAATTAGATTACCCTGATAATAATCATAACCCGTTACTTGTTTTAATTCATCTCTATTTACTATCATTGTTTAAAAATTTTAATGTATTAACTGAAACCAAGCTGCTATTTCACCAACATATATAGGATGTTCATAATTACCATCTTTAATAACCGTATGTGCAACTGATTTACAACTATCAGTATATCCATTAAACCAATTTGCAAAATTGTCGATTATATATTTTTCAAATTGGTCAATGGTACCTTCAAACAATTCAATTTTTGAATTTTTTGTAATAAATGCACTTTTAATAACAATTACTCTAATCATGATATTAAAAATATATTTTTTAACTTCTCATTATGTTCTTTAAAAAACATACTAAATTGTTCTGGTTTTGACATGATATTATATAATGCAAATTTCATACATAGTGTAAAAAATACACGTTTCATCGGTTCTGGCCACTTCATTTTAAATTGCTTTTCATATATACGCTGTTCTCGTGGTTCATTAATTTGCCAACCTTGTGATAAATCTACCAATTTTAGATTTTTTTCCACTATTTCTTGTTGTTCAGACGTGAATTGAGATTCACCTGAAATATATTTTTGTGCACGTTTTATACCTATTTTTTCTAAACCTTTAATATTATCAGAAACATCACCTATAATAGCTTTTTGCAACACAAATTTTTCAACAGGTATACCTATTAATGCTTCAAAATTTACAATATTATACTCTTGTTTTTTAATTGGGTTATATACTTTTGTATTGGGTGATACTAATTGCAATAAATCTTTATCCACACTAATAATAACAAAATCATCGTCTAAATGCTGTGTGGTACACCAATGCATAATATCATCTGCTTCAAGATAACCCGGATACATAATCTTAACACCGAGTGATAGTAAAAACCTGTTGATATCGTCTATATGTTCATATACTTTTTTATTATAATTTTCATCTCTACCCTGTTTATATTCACATAATTCTTGTCTAAAATTCTTACCTTCATCTAAATGCATTTTTTTATCCCATGTGCAAATAATCTTGTCTGATGGATATAATTCAGCATACAATTTAATTGATTTTAAGAATATTTCTAAATAGAGGTTTGAATCTTCTTGTTCTTTGTATTTTGCAATCCAAAATGCTCTATGTAAGAGATTATTACCATCTATTAATAAATACTTCATACATTCAATAGTAATTAATTAACGAAAAACCCTCTGATTCTCAGAGGGTTAATTATCAAATACATAATTAGAACTTTATAAAAAATTCGAGTATAAAACTAGAGAAGCTTTAGCTTCCTCGTAGTTCACTCTACTTCAATAGTATTTGTGTCTTTGGTAGGTTGCTGTTTGTTAGCAGCTTCTTGTTTAAACGTTCTAATACGTTCAAATAAACCTTTATAATTAGAAATCAAATTAGCATGTAAATTGCCATCCTCACCTGCACCTACTGATTCTACCACTGTAATGTCCACAACATTAAAATATGCTACATAGTCATCATGTTTTGTAATATCGAATAATTCAATAAACACATATGGTAAAATTGAAAGTTGAGCTGGTTTGCCTTGACCACCATCAACTAAATTACAAATTACCGGATTTTTAATAGCAATAATACCATTCTTTGTATTTTGGTCTTCTAATTCTTCTCCAAGAATAATTCGTCCAACTTTATCTGTAAATAATTTTAATTTCATAATTTAAATTATGATGATTTAACGGGTGCGACCTTGTGGTGAATTAATATCAAATGTTTTACCATCACGTGTTTTTACTGACACGATTCCTTGTTTAAAAATCATACCACTTGATGGATCAACCCATTTTGCATTGGTTGTAATATTTCCCCACTTGTCTGTAATATTTTCAAGACGTGGGGTTGTATTCATACCACTAGGTGACACTTGAGGTACTGGATGTACGTATACGTTATTAGTTTGATTATATAATGACATAGTAATTAAATTGTTTGTTTAAATGTTATAAGTTCGTCAAATGTTTTATTAGTATCAATTGGTGAAGTACATATCATAAGGTCATCATTTAATATGTGTAATTGTTGTAAAACGTTTTGACGACCTATAATACATGTTTTGCAATGTCCTTCTAATTGATTATTATCATTTATAAATTTTAACTTATAATGCTTATATTTATCTAAAATAAATTTTGTATTTATTATATTGAATGGTAAATGAATTTCACAAACATCACCATCTACAATATACATATCACACTCATTTAGATAATAACCATTGTTACTAAGTGGTTTATTATCTAAGTATATAACATTATTATGCATTGATATGTTTTCATTTGTAATTTCTGTTGGTGTATAATACCCTGGATATTCAACATAATTACACTCTAATTTATATGGTTCAGGTATTGTTGGTGGCCAACCAGCACCACTGTTTGCGGCTGTAATTGCATAATTATACCTAACATTGCTATATCGTGTTCCGTATACAATAATAATAACGTTTTGTATCAATTTACCATCTTCATATACTTCTATAAGATGATCAGATTGAATATTTTTACGTTTAATTAAACTTTTCATATATAAATCGTTTAAATTAATATTACAGCCACAATATATTGAATAATGCACATTAGCATTAAAATGTGTAGTTTTAATATGTTGACCGTATATACTCACATTATATTTATATAAATTCACATTAAAACAATAGTCTGTAACACGTAATAATAGTCTACAATGTATCCTACTACAACTATATGAGTCACTGTGATATAATTTATACGTTAACATAGTTTGGATCTCCTATTCTTTTATTAAATTTTGTTTCCAAAAATCTTATATAGTTTGATGCATCTGCCAAATCTTCAAACGTACCTGTATCAAACCATATAATATTTTTCTCTGTTGCAATATGTAAGTCGTTATTATTTAAATGCACTGTTAATAAATCCGTAATCTCCAGTTCACCACGTTTTGATGGATGCAATAATGAAGCTATTTCTGATGAATCACTATTCATATAATATATACCTGGTATGGCGTACTTATACCCACATACAGTAGGCTTTTCAATAAATATGTTACCAACCGGATCATATACACCATATTGTGATGCATCTTTTACACCAACTTGAATTATGCAATTATGTTTATTATGTTGCTCTGCTAATTCAGATAATATTGGTAATTCACCTATAAATAAATTATCACCAAGAATCATCGTAGATGGTTGACCTTTTAAAAATTTAGATGCAACAATATATGCATCAGCAAGCCCTCTTGGTTCATCTTGTATTGCATATGATATTTTTATGTTGAATCGTCTACCATCACCCAATAACATTTCAAACAAGTGCTTAAACTCAGAACGACATATAATTAATATATCATCACATTTCTGTTTTAATAAAGTTGTAAGTGAATAATATATTGTTGGTTTATTATAAAGTGGTACTAAGCTCTTTGGAATACAAAAAGTTACCGGTTGTAGTCTAGAACCTGCACCACCAGCTAAAATAATACCTTTTTTAGACATTTGACGAACCTTTCCACATTTGTTCTTTATTTGATAAATTATTTTTATACCATTCAATTACTTGTTGTAACCTACTTTTAAAATCAAACCCTGTAAAATTATATGACAAATAATGTTCAGTTGATCTACTATCTAATGAGTATCTAAAATCATGTGCATTGCCTCTTGGATCTGAAACAAATTGAACCACTGAATTAACATCAACATTCATAATATTGCATATTTCAGAAATTAATGAAATATTTGATAATTCATATATAGAACCAATATTATAACATCTACTAGCTCGTAAATCTAACACACATTTACTATTAACAAAACTTTTTTGAATTAATCTATACACTACTTCATTATGTACTTTTGCATCAATCCAACTACGAATTTGTTTACCTTGACCATATACTGGGATTGGTTGATTGTTTAGAATATTTGAAATACATACTGGTATTAATTTTGTATAATCTTGATATTCACCAAAATTATTAACACATCTAGTACGTAATAATTTCCAATTTGGATATTGTGCAACTAATGATTCTAATAAAACTTCTGAACAAGCTTTTGATGCACTATATGGGTTTCTTGGATGAAGCGGACTAAATGAACTAAATGGTGGTTCATCTATTGTTAATTCTCCAAAAATTTCATCAGTACCAATATTAACAAATGGTATATTATTTTTTGCACAAAACTCAGCAATAGTATATGTACTTTGTATATTTTGTGTAACTAATGAAATCGGTGTTTTAATTGACAAATCCACATGTGAAAATGCTGCATAATTAATAACAATGACATCTTTAAAATCATTATTAAAATCTGATTTTACCTCTTCATATAAATTTAAATCACACAAATTATATGTATATTGTTTTTGACAATTTTTAGTTCCTTCAGTTTCAAAACAATTAGAACCTGCTAAATTAGCATCAATACCATAAAATATATCTCCTTTTTCAGCAAGAAGATTACACATGTGTGTGCCGATAAATCCTTTATTACCTGTGATAATATATTTAGTCATTATTAAAGCGATTTAAAAATTTGCGTTCAGGTGATTTATAACCATACTTAAATAAATCTTCATAACAACCAATATTTTCTGGGTTATCAAGCCAATTAGTATTAGCTATTTTTCTGAGCTTAGCACCTATATTTTTATAATGACCAGCTCTACCAACAATATCTTTTAATTGATCAATCATTTCATCACCAGTGTCAAATTTCCATATAGCATCTTCATACGTGCACAAATTTTGACACACACAAGGTATCCCTAAAGCACATAATTCAGTCCATTTAATATTGCTTTTAGCTTTATTAAATGTATTATTTGCTAATGGAGCAATTGCAGCTTGCACATTCAAACTTGCTAATTTTGCTGGATAATCCATCAAATTCACAAATTTATGAAATTCAATTTTTCCAGATTGAACTAAATATTCAAGTGATTTAGGATATGCACCGAAAAACACCCATTGAAAATCATTAGCAGTTTTTTTAATAACATCAATAACGTGTGTTAAATCATCTGGTACTCCTTTATTTCCAATATCATAGTGACCAGCACTACCACAATACAAAATACGAGGTCTACCTTTATGTTTATCATACTCCGTATTTAGTTTATTTTGATCATAAAATCTATCAAACCAAAATTTTGGTTGAAAATTTGGAACAACTGTAATGTTTTGATTATTAAGTTTTGAACGATAATAATCTTTCATAAACTTACATGTAACAGTTATTTCATCACACACGTTCATAATATATTCAATATTATCACGAATTTTTGAATCTAAAAATGCATTACGATTCACATTATATTCTGGTATATCTTCACCAAATACTATATCATCAATTTCATATTGCAATCTAAATTTATATATTGATCTTAATTTACATAATTCATCAACAAATGCACGTTGTTCATCTTTAGCTTGCCGTTGAATTCTAACTACTGATAATGGTATATAATAATCAGCATCTTTAATCATTACAGATGAATTAAATACCCTAGCTTTACTTGTAAAATTTAAAAAATGACTTGGATTGCCCATTCGATATAATGCACACCCACTATCATCTGCTGTATATTGTAATACTAAAGGTGTTTTAGTGTCTTTATACTTCAACATATCCGTTTGAGGGGGCTGAGGGGTTCGATATGTTGAAGTATATGCGGCAGGATAAGTTTGAATGTAGGTTGGTGTATAAAATGAATTCATTAGTAAATGATAGTATACTAACTGTTGATTTTCAAATTTAAAAGTTTATCAATTTGATCAAAATCAGCATTTCCGAATATTTTATTAACAAATTGTTTTCTACCTAATATATCATTAATCTTATTATATTTTAT